ACCGGCCACGACCACATGGGGAAGACGATCAATCCCGCCGGGATCGAGCTTTTCCCCGGCGCGACTGCCGGACATGGCGGCTACATCGACTTCCACTACAATAACAACGCCGACGACTATACCAGCCGCATCATTGAGGCGCCTTCCGGCCATGTGCAGCTGAACGGAAGTGAGATCATGACGCGGGCGAACATTATTTCCGCTTGGAATGTAGCCGTTACATTTACAAATGGTATAGCCGAGTATAGTAATACTGCTATCAGAGGTAATTGCGTATGCTTTGCACAGTTTCGTGCCGGTACTGTAGCAAGCACCTTTCAAGATACTGCATTAGCTGTTCACATCCCGGCAAACGGAAAACTATCTATTGTTGCGAAAAATGGTGCAACATTTAGTACACACCTTAATATCTTAATCCTCAATTTCTAAGGAGGTTCGGCAATCATGGAAATGTTTATTCATATCGAAAAGAACGCAGATGGCAGCCGCGCCTTCCAGTGCGGCGGCAATATGCAGGAAGGACAGGCCTACTGGAACACCGACGCGGTGCCGCTGCCGGAGAAATTCCCGTGGGTGGAGATCGAGACAGCGGAGGTCTCCCACGAGGCGGTCATGGATGGCAAAAAGGTCTTGTTCCCCGCCTTTACGCGGCTGGAGGTGGTGTCTGCCGGAAACGGCGAGGAGATCCCGGTGGAGACGGCTGCTGTGCCGACCCAGCTGGACAGGGTGGAGGCACAGCTGGCGTATACCGCCATGATGACAGACACGCTGATGGAGGTGTGATATGAGGGAACGCATTGAAAAGTGGTACAAGCTGGGCTTGTGGACGAAGGACATGGTGCGTAACGCCGTGGCCAAGGGGAAGCTCACCGCGGCAGAGTACACCGAGATCACCGGCGAGGCATACGGCGCGGTGTAAGGAGGTGACCGGATGGAAGCATGGGAGAGCGTAGGCGTGCCGCTGATCGTGGCGCTGCTGACCTCCACCGCCCTGTGGGGCGTGGTGAGCAAGGTGATCCTCAAGCGGATGGAGCTGACGGCGAAACGCAGCAAGACCGATGAGGCGGAGCGGAAGATGCTGGTGGGACTGGCCCACGACCGCATCATCCACCTTGGCATGGTGTACGTCGAGCGGGGCTACGTCACGCAGGACGAGTACGAGAATTTGCAGGTGTACCTCTACGAGCCGTACGAGGAGATGGGCGGCAACGGCAGCGCACGGCGCGTCATGGAGGAAGTGCGGAAGCTACCCATACGGTGAGGCATACGGGGAGGCGTAAAAATGGAGATCGTATACATCATGATCGGTGCGTGTGTTGGCTTTTGTGCGGCGGCGCTGCTCAAAAGCGGGGAATAAAAGACAGGCGCAGACGCGCCGGAAAGGAAACTGTTATGAAGCTGAACAACAAAGTATATGACACCATGAAGTGGTTGGTCATCATCGTGCTGCCCGCTGTGGCTACGCTGTACGCGGCTCTGGCGGGTGTGTGGGCATGGCCTTACCCAGACGAGGTGGTGACCACCATCACCGCCGTGGACACGTTCTTGGGCGCGGTGCTGTGCATCTCCACGGCGCAGTATCACAAGGAAAATAAACTGGAGGTGTGAGCCATGCCGACGGTACAGGCTGTGGTGGCGCTGCTGGAGGGCGAGCGGGGCTATCTGGAAAAGAAGTCCAACGCCCAGCTGGACAGCAAGACCGCCAACGCGGGGTATAACAACTACACCAAGTACACCCGGGACATCGACGCGGCGGGCATCAACGACGCACGGTATCAGGGGCAGGCGTGGTGCTGCAGTCTGGCGATCTGGCCGGAGCTGCACCTGTCCGGCGCGGCAGAGGCGCGGGAGCGGTTCTACCTGCCGGATCCTGCCAAGTGCAAGGCGTACAACTGCGAGTGGCTGGCGGGGTATTTCCGCAGCGCCGGAGCGTGGTATGTACAGCCGCAGGTGGGCGATTTCATTTTCTTCCGCACATCCCGGTATCGCTACGCCCATGTGGGGCGCGTGGTGGCGGTGGACAGCACGACGGTGTACACCATCGAGGGCAACACCTCCGGTGACGGCGGTGTGGTGGCAAACGGCGGCGGGGTGTTCCGCAAGTCGTATAGCCTCGGCTCGTGGAACATCGTGGGCTACGGCCGCCCGAAGTGGAAGGACGGCGAGCGGGACGCTCCCGCAGAGAAGAAGGAGGCAGAGAAGACTTTGGATATGCAGGTGCGGATGCTCAAGCGCGGCATGAAGGGCGCGGACGTGAAGACCCTGCAAGCGGCGCTGATCGCCTACGGGTTCTCCTGCGGCGCGGCTGGTGCGGACGGCGACTTCGGCAGCGGCACGGAAGCGGCGCTGAAGAAGTTTCAGACCAAGTACGGCCTCGGCGCTGACGGAATTGCAGGGAAGGGTACTTGGGGCAAGCTGCTGGGGGTATAACGTGAAAAAAGATATCCCGCGCCGTATGGCGCGGGATATCTTTTTGCCTTAAATTATAATTTTCTTCTTGACATACCACGCAATGCGTGGCAATATATAAACAGATCAAGAAAGGGTAGCCGCACAGCGGCAGAAAGGGAGGAACATCATGGCTAAGACTTTTTTACAGCGTCACCTATGCAGTGTGGGGATCCAGCTTCTGCCGGGAGGCATGGTTTGACAACAAGGACGTCGCCGCCGACTTCGCGGCGCACGATTTCCGGGATGCCCCGGTCGCCCACACCTACCGCAAGGCGGACAGCATCCGCACCGCCGAGGAGCGCGTGGCCGCTACGGCAGTAGCGCTGACCCACTGATAGCGGCAACAACGCTTCTGGTGGGGTTGAGCGCATCAGCCCCACCCCATGAAAATTTTTGAACAGGAGGAACAGAGCATGAACGCACAGGAGCTGATTTTGCGGCACAGGATCTCCCTGAAACTCGACGAACACGGCCAGCCCACAGGAAATCTGGTTGTGTACCGCGCCGACAAAGCGGCTCTTGCCGCTATCAAAGCCGCAAAGCCGGAGATCGTGCCCACGCTGCTGGAGCAGCGAGAAACCGCCCTCCGCGCCGAACAGGAGCGGCAGAAGAAAATCGCCGCCATTCCCGGACTGCGGGAGATTGAAGCCGCCCGCGCCGATCTGGTAAACTGGAAACTGGAATTTGACGCCAGCTTTGACGGCGAGAACGGCGGCGGCGTGGGTGTCCGTCCCAAGCCTAAGTATGACATGGATGCCATGTACGCCCAGTACCCCCGCGCCAAGGCGTATCTGGACGCTGCAGATTTTGCGGCGTCCGAAAACGACGCAAAGTCCGCAGCCGGCATGATGGCGCTGGAGGTCATCATCAACGGCGACAACCACGAGCAGGCCATCGCCGCCATGAACAGTGCGTGGGCGGCACACTGCGGACGGAATATTTGGGACTAAGGGGGCTATGTCATGGCAAACATGGAGATCAACACCCACGGCAGAAAAATCAACATGGCGGATCTTGCAGAAGCGTCCGAATATACCAGGGGCCTCGGCTCCCGCACGGGGGAGTACATGGAGATTTTTTACGACAAGTCCACCGGCGAGGTATGGGGAAAGTATCACTGGGACCGCGAGGAATGGACGGTCTACCACGATGATGATGTTATCAAGGTCGGCCTCGCAATCCGTTTCAAATCCCCGCAGCGTATCGCGGACATGATTGCCCGAACCTTGACGGAAGAAGAAGGCTGGGAGCGCGAGAACGCCACATATCTGGCGGGCGGCGCGCAGTCATGACGGTGCTTGACATTTCCTACGCAGCGTGGTAAACTATTTTTGTCGGATGCAAGAGGCGCTTGCATCTGGTGCGGCGCAATCCCGCCGCCGTGGATTGAAATAGTGAGAAGGACAAACACTTCAAGCGCAGGAAAAGCACCGGGCTTCCGGTGCTTTTCCTTTTTTGCAAAGAAAGGATAAGATATGACTGACAAACTGTTTTACACCATCTTCAGCGCGGCGCTGGATGCCGCCGACCGCGATAACTTTATCTCCGACTGGGCGCTTTCCTCTGTCTGGGATGACGCCGCAAACATCCCAGCGGAACGCATCGCTGTACTTGGCGGCATATGGGATGCCGCCCACCTGACGATCCGCGACATCCGCCAGCATACCGGCCTATCCCAAGCGGCCTTTGCCACGCGCTACTGCATCCCCACCCGCACGCTGGAGGACTGGGAGCGCGGCGCTCGGAGCTGCCCCGACTATCTCCGTCTCCTGCTGGCACAGGCAACCGGAGCATATCAGCGGCCGTGGGGATAGCCCGTTGTCATTTCGTTGTCAAAAGTTGTTTTTATTAAGCGCAAAGCCGTCCGCAAGGCTGGACGGCTTTTGTGCTGGCTCGGACGCGCGGCGAGCCTAAAATCCTTGTAAATAAAGAGAAACCCGCCTGATCGTTGCAATCAGGCGGTTTCTGGTTTTGGAGCAGGGTACGGGAGTCGAACCCGTTGAAAAAACTGGTATACGCTGCTTAAATACTCGCTTCTTTCAAACTTCCGTTGCCATTTTGTTGTCAAAGTAGGCATCAATAGACTTGTCGATTTCTGCCATTCTGTCATCCATCGTGTAGGCGTAGACCTGCTTGTACACCCAGTCGTCGGACCAGCCGTTTCGCTCCTGCGCGTATTTTGATTCCACGCCCAGGCGGACCATGATGGCGGCGTTGGCGTGGCGCAGGTCGTGGAAGCGGCAGCGGGGAATGCCGGCGGCAGCGAGGCCGCGAATAAAGCGATTGTAGAGCGTCTGGCCGGAGACTGGAACGATGTAGCCCTCACTGCGTCCGGTGGCATCTATCAGAGCCTGAATGTGGGCGGGGACAGATATCCGGCGATCGCCGGAAAAGGTCTTCGGCGGCTTTACCTCGTCGCCATGTTCGCCGGAGACAATGGCGCGGCAGATATGCAGCCGGCCTCCGGAGATATCCTCGAACCTGGCGCCGCGGATCTCCGACATGCGCATCCCCATCCACAGCGCCATGAGCACGGGCAGCTCCATGTCCGTGCCGGAGAATGCCGCGATGATCTTGCCAATCTCGGCGTCCTCAATCCTGCGCAGCTCCACTTTCCGCTTCTGCGGAAGAATGATAGAGATCTTTGAATCTGGCGCAAACTGCTTGAGGACAGAGACAAGAAGTCCTTCAACGTTTCGGATATACTTGGGGCTCTTCCCGTTTTTCACCATCTTTCCGATCTCCCGCTGGATCTGCTCGGAGGTGATAGAGGAAGCCGGCAGTTTCATCAGGCTTGGGAAGGATGTTTTTGCGAGGCGCTTGTACTCTGCGGCGGTGGAGGGGGAGATCACGCCGTCCCGGGATTCGATGTACTTTCGGTAAGCCTCCCTCAAGGTCATGGTCGAGGCGGCCTTTTCGGGCGCCTTCAGACCGTGCTTGATGGCCATGGCCTCGGCAATGGCTTCCTCCTTGGTCTCGCGCGTGATGGACACGTCCTGCCCGTTGACGCGGACACGGCAGGCCCACGAGCCGCTGGGAAGCTTCCGGGCGGTGGGCGTGTGGGCGGTGTTCTTGCTGCGCTGCTCCCGGACCTGCCGGGCGCCGCACCATTTGCAGTAGACGGAGTCGGCGTCTATCTCGCGGCCGCAGCCCTTATTCTTGCACTGCATGGCATGACCTCCCTCCTTTTGAGAAAGCGGTGCCCGAATCGGACACCGCCTCTATCTGCTCCTCTTTCCGCGGCAAATCTGCCGCTTACATATATTTTTGCAAAGAATTTACGTTTTACTGGATATATTCTGTCGAAGTGGTACAATAAAGGTACCATTGAGGAGGGACGCGACATGAGCGAGTGGGAGGAGGACTTGTTGGCGTTGTTCGACAGTCTGGACGAAGCGGCGCGGGCCGAGGCCCTGGCGGCCGCACTGAAAATCATTGGCGGCGAGATCCTCTAAGAGACGGTGCCCGATTCGGGCACCGTTTTATTTTTCCCGCTCCCGTCTCAGGCGGAGCATAAAGGCAAACAGTTCGTTCCGCTGCTCAGCGGTCATGCTGTCCAGCAGGCGCATAAACTCCTGCCGCACCGGATCCGGCGGTGTCTCCTTTTCCCCCAGCAGGTCGGAGACGGTGCAGTCCAGGTATTGGGCCAGCAGTTGCACCTTGGCCACAGAGGGCGTCGTGCCCTTGTTTACGTCCGTGATGAAACTGGTTCCAACGCCGCTTTCGCGACAAGCTACCGTAGGCTTGACCCCTTTTACTCGACACCTTTCTTTGATATTTCTTACAAAAAGCTCTTTGTCCATAGTGGCCTCGTCAAGTGAGATTATAGGAGTTTCAGAAACTCCTGTTCGGATATCACGGCAATTGATGCGCCCTTTGCATTGAGCGCGGCCGCCTTTTCCTCCTTATCGCTCATGCCGTCGCAACCGACGATGATTTCGTCCTGCTCTCCGACCACCAAATAGTGGGTCTTTTTTGATACGGCGCTTTTTACAGTGGCGCCGGCAGCCTCTGCGAGGGATTTGGCTGCTGCGCGCGGAAAGCTCAACGCACCAGTAAATACGACGGCCTTGCCGTCCAATTCTCCACCTCGGCATATGTCACCGACTGATATTGGACACGTTCCTGACGCAGACTTTTGAAGATAGGATCGCAGTGCAGCATTTCGTTCGCCTTTGCTGTGAAGCGCATGATCCAGCCTGTTGTCACTGCAAAGCCAAGATAGGATTGCTCCACACGCGCGACAATCCTCAAGCGCATCGTGAAAGCGCGTCATGTAACCGATTTTCTCGCATGCATCAGATAGCTTACTGTAAGGATGACCAGTGACTCGCCCGTAAAGAGTCATCACGTCAAAGCAGCGGGCGAAGCAATCTCTAATAGTTCCCTCCGCCGCCTCCAAAAAACTGGCGTCAAAAGAAACATTCCATCCTGCGGTGTACGGGGATGCAGATACAAATTCTGCGAAAGCGCCAATCACCTCGTCGATGGTTGGGGCAGTAGCGACCATATCCTCCGTAATCCCAGTTAACTCTGTCACTGTGGACGGTATAGGGGACTCCGGATTGACGTAGGTTTTGTAACTATCGCTCTCGTGGTGCTTAATGTATCGCACCGCGGCGAGTTGGATGATTCTGCAGGTCTGAGGATCAACTCCTGTGGTTTCGAGATCTATGACCACATAGTCGGACAGACCTTCCGGGCCACTAAAAGGCATGACGTGAGATGTGTCTTTATTCATGATGCGCCTCCGATGTAGACGATATAGACAAAACGTAACCGCTAAAATTGTGAACGCAAACAATAAATGAGAAATTTAGCATTATCTATTGACAATGAGAAATTTCTCATTTATGCTTAGCTTGTCCCTCAGATGAGAACGAGAGGGAGGTGAGAAGATGGAAGACCTTCGCACGGTCCTGACGCAGGACATCGCTGACTTTGCCCGTCGTGTGCTGGCTGGCAATGGCACCCCACAGGAAGTGGCGGCGCTGCCCAGCCTGCTGATGTGGCACAGCGGTGTCAATCCTCCGGCAGAAGATCCTGAAGCGCAGTCTTGACGGCCTGTCGTATGGCTGCGTTGTTCAGGCGGATTCTATCGGGCTCCATGTTCTTCCCTGTCTGTTGTTGTTTGAGGGTTTCCACTGGGTCTTGCGCAGGTTGTATCCCCCTCGGAAAAACGGGTGTGTAGATGTTTACTGACATGAACACTATACCACCCTTTTTTCCGGCGCGCAAGGTGAAATTTCACGATTGGAGGTGAATCAAGTGCGGATCAAGGAGTACCGAGAGCGCACCGGCATGACGCAGGAGGCGCTGGCGGACAAGCTGAACGTCGACCGGTCTGTGATCAGCTACTGGGAGCGAGGCAAGGCGACGCCCTGCAAGAAGCACCGCGCCATGCTGTGTGCGATCTTGCAGTGCACGGAGACGGAGCTGATGAGCGACGCCGCTCACTGAGGTCAGCATAGCGGAGAAAGGAGGAGTTGTCCATGGCAAGGGACGGCGGAAACATCTACCAGACCGCCCGGAAAGCGGCGGGTCTGACGCAGGAGGCCGCGGCGGAGCGGCTGGCGGTCAGCGACACCAGCATCCGCGCCTACGAGTCCGGGGAGCGGCTGCCCGGCGACGACATCGTGGCTCGGATGTGCGCGGTGTACAACGTGCAGTATCTGGGCTTGCAGCACCTGCAGCTGAAGACGGCGCTGCTGCCGGACTGCGTACAGGGGGCGCGTCCGGAGCCTCTGCCGGTGGCAGTGATCAAGCTGGTGCGTCGAGTGATGCACTTCGCGGAGGCGCACCGCAGTGACCAGCTGATGGAGATCGCCGAGGACGGCATCATCAGCGACGGCGAGCGGGCACTTTTTGATGAGATCGCCTGTGAGCTGGGGGATATCGTGCAGGCCGCACTGGCCTTGCAGTACGCAGAGGAGGTGTAGTGATGCCCCGGACGGTTTTGAGCGCGAAAACGGACGCCGCCAAGGACATGGCGGTACGCATCAAGGCGCAGGCCTACGCCCTGCACGGCGGTCTGGACGGCATGGCGCGGGCGGCGGGCATGAGCCGCAGCACCATCTACGCCCGGATCCGGGACCTGCCCAGCTGCTCCGGCAAGGAGATCGCGGCTATCGCCAAGGCGGCGCGCATCCCCAAGGACGAGCTGTTCGCCGCATGGGCGAAGGCGTGCTGAGGAGGTGACGGGATGCCAATGTGGAACTATCTGGATCTCCGACACCCCGATATGCGGCCCCCTCTGGGCCAGGCGGTGGTGGTGCGCACGGGGTCGCTGAGTTTTGCCAAGGACGCCACCTACCGCGTGGGGCACTTCGCGACGGACCCTCGGGAGCCGGACGCCCGGAAGTTGTGGTTTTACCGGAGCGGCGGCGGCATTGAGGATCCCGCCCGCTGGAAGAAATACTACACCGATATCCGCTTCATGCCGCTGGATACGCCGGAGGGAGGTGTGATCTGTGGATAGCTGGGCAATGGCGGTGCAGTACATCTGCGCGGCAGCCGGTGCGGCGGCCGTCGTCCGCTGGGTGGACGGCTGCGGCAAGGCGCAAAAAAAGAACCGCCCTCTGGGTGGAGCCAGAAAGCGGTTCAGTGAGTCGAAGCGCATGCGCTTCTCACGAGCAAGATAATTATACCAGAGCCGGGAGGCTTTTACAAGGGGGTAAGGACTGCCATGAGTAAAAAATTTGAACAGCCCGCCTATTGGGGCGTCATCCCTGCCCCCGTGCGGTACGACGACCGCCTCCCTGCCAACGCGAAGCTGCTGTATGGCGAGATCTCCGCATTGTGTGACAGGAAGGGCTTCTGCTGGGCGAAAAACGACTACTTCGCCGAGCTGTACGGCTGGTCATCGGATACGGTGACGCGGCTGATCCGGAAACTCCGGGACGCGGGCTATCTGACGGTGGAGATGGTGCCTACGGCCACCGGCAGCGAACGCCGGATTTTTGCCGGTGTTTGCACAAGGGGTGTCGGCAAAAATGCCGAGACCCCTCTCGGCAAAAAAGTCGGGGGGGTGTCGGCAAAAAAGTCGACCCCCCACAATATAAGAACAGATAATTATAATATAACCCCCATACCCCCATTGGGGGCAGGTGTGCAAAAACGTGTGCACAAGGGTGTGCCGCGGGAGCAGCCGGACTGGAAGCCGGAGCGCTTCGCGGGGATGTGGAGCTACTACCCGGCCAAGGGGCGGCGGAACAAGCAGCGGGCCATGGACGCCTGGGACAAGCTGAAGCCGGACGACGCACTGATCGCCCGGATCGGGCGGGCGCTGGAGAAGCTGCTGGCCACGGAGGAGTGGCAGCGCGGCATTGGCATCCCCCACGTGGCCACGTTCCTGAACGGGCAACGGTGGAAGGACGCTGACGAGCTGGACGCGCCCTCCCCTGCCGTGCAGGCATCCACCCGTGTGCAGGAGAGGAAGGGTGACTACGAGATATGACAACAGACAGCCCGATCCAGTCCCAGCGGCTGGCGACGGCGCAGGCCGCCGTGCTGGGCGCGATGCTGATCGACGCGGACTGCATTGCTGATGTGCTGGCGGATACGTCGGAGGCCATGTTCGTGTCGTCGGCCTACCGCACGGTGTACGGCTGCATCCGGCAGCTGTTTCAGGCGGCGCAGCCGGTCGACCCCGTGACGGTGGGCGCGGCACTGAAGGAGCGCGCCGGGCAGGACTACGGAGAGCTGTTGGTGCAGCTGATGGACGTGACGCCCACCAGCGCCAACGTGGGCTCCTACGTGGAGATCCTAAAGCGGGAGAGCATCGTGTGGCGGCTGCGGAGCATCGGCGCGGCGCTGGCGGAGACGGAAGATCTCCCGGCGGCGGAAAAGCTGATGGAGAAGGCCAACGCCGCCATGAGCCTGAAGTCCGGCGTGGAGGTCTGGGACATGACCCAGATGTGGGAGAACTTCTCCGTACGCCATGAGGAGACGGAGAAGCCGGAGTACATCCGCTGGGGGTATGACTTTATCGACGAGCGGGTATACACAACCCGGGGCGACTACTGCGTCATCGGCGGATATCCCAGCGCCGGAAAGACGTGTCTGGCGCTGGGCATGGCCATGAAGATGGCGGAGCGGTACCGGGTGGGCTTTTTCTCCTTCGAGACGGACAAGGCCAAGCTGGCCGACCGCATCATGTCCGCCAAGGCCATGATCGACCTGAGCGACATCAAGCAAAACAAGCTGGGCGAAAAGGAGTGGGAGGAGCTGGCCTACGCGGCGTCCAGTCTGAGCAGGACGGGCCTGCAGATCATGCAGTGCAGCGGCTTTACCGTGGCGGACATCCAGTCCGTGGCGCTGTCCCGGCACTATGACGTGGTGTTCATCGACTACCTGCAGCTCATCGAGGCGGACGGACGGAGGGGCTGGAGCCGTCCGGAGGAGGTCAGTTCCATCAGCCGCGGCCTGCAGCGGATGAGCCACGAGCACGGCATCACGGCGGTGGTGCTGTCCCAGCTGACGCCGGACGCCGGGTGGAAGAAGGCCGAGGCTCCCACCATGTACGACCTGCGCGAGAGTCGACAGATTACCATGGACGCGGACGCCATCTTCCTGCTGTATCTGGAGGATCCGGAGGACCGCTCCGGGGCGCGCGTCCTGAAATGCGACAAAAACAAGGACGGACAGGCGGGCTGGTACAAGGTGATGCAGTTTCAGGGCCGCATCCAGAGCTTCCGTCCCATGCCGAAGCCGGTGGAGAAGGCGGCGCCGCTTCCGGCGCAGGTCAGCTTTCACGAAATCAAAGACGACGGCGACGTGCCGTTCTGAGAGGAGGGCCTATGCAGGTCGGCGACAAGGTTACATACGTTCCCTTCGTGTTGCGCTACGCAAAGGACACGGAGCTGCGGGCGCCCAGCGTGACGGTGCCTGTGGTCTGGGTGCATCCGGAGGGCCGCTTTGCGGTGGTGGAGCGCAGCATAGGGCGGTACAAGTATCGGGAGTGCGTCCCGTGCATAAAAACGAAAAAGTGAGGTACGAGCAATGAAAACCATAGCGATCATGAACTTGAAGGGCGGCGTGGGGAAAACCGTCACGGCCATCAATCTGGCGGACGCCCTGCGGCGCGCCGGCAGACGGGTGGTGCTGGTGGACTGCGACGGGCAGATGAGCCTGACGCGGTTCTACTTCCCGGATCTCGACCCGGACAACGCCGCCACGGTGGCGGATGTGCTGGAGGGCGAGGCGGAGCCCGTGTGGAGCGACAGCACCATCCCCGTGGACGCCGGCGGCCTTGTGCAGCTGCTGCCGGCATCCAGCGCCCTGTACGGGCTGGATGTGCGGGCGCTGAAAAGCAGCATCCACAGCATCAGCTCTCTGCGGGACTTCCGTGACGCGGCGGCGGTCGACGGCATGGACTACATGATCTTTGACTGCCCTCCCGGCTTCACTGCGGCAAGCTGTGCGGCGCTGATGGCGGCAAACGAGGTGGTCGTCCCCATGGTGGTGGATGGCTTCTCCGTCTGGGGCGTCAGCGACATGGCGGCGCAGATCAACAGCATGAGGGCTGCCAACCCCGCTATCAGGGTGGCCGGCGTTTTGATCTGTCAGTGGCACAACAGCGAGGTGGTGCGACAGGGCGAGGCGCTGCTGCGAGGCTTGAGCCTGCCGGTGTTCACGTCGGTGATCCGTCGGACGGAGAAGGTGCCGGAGAGCACGTTCTCCCGGCAGCCGGTCATGGACTATAGCCCCCGCAGCGCGGCGGCGGCCGACTACCGCGCATGGGTTTGGGAGTATCTGATGGAGGGAGGTGCAGACCGTGGCGAAGTTTGACATGGGTGAGTTTGCCAAGACGCTGGCGCAGCCGGTGTCCGAGTCGGGCACCGGGCGGGAGCAGATCGAGTACATAGACATGGATCTTCTGGACAGTGACCCCGGCAACTTCTACGAGCTCCGCGATTTGGATAGTCTGGCGGACAACATCGCTACCATCGGCCTCCAGCAGCCCATCCGGGTGCGGGACGGCGAGAACGGTCACGCGGTGATCGTCTCCGGCCACCGCCGCGTGGCGGCTATCCGCAAGCTGGTGGAGGACGGGCGGACGGATCTCCGCGAGGTACCCTGTATTCGTGAAAAGGGTGATGCGTCTCCGGCGCTGCGGGAGCTGCGCCTGATCTACGCCAACAGCAGTACCCGCGCGCTGAGTTCCCCGGAGATCTCCCAGCAGGTGGAGAAGGTGCGGGAGCTGCTGTACCAGCTGAAGGAGGAAGGCTACGAGTTCCCCGGCCGCATGCGGGATCATGTGGCCGAGGCCTGCAAAATCAGCAAAAGCAAGCTGGCGCGGCTGGATGTTATCCGGAAGGGCTTGGCTCCTGGCATCCGGAAATTCTACTGGGACGGCCCCCAGAGTAAGAGTTTGAGCGAGGATGCGGCCTACACCCTCGCCCGTCTTCCGGTGGACGTGCAGCGTCAGGTGGTTGATGCATACCGCGGTCAGGCCCAGGGCGACAGCGGCCTGAAATATCTCTACGCAAGCACGGTGGAGGCTGTGACTAAGTCCGTGAGCAAGGTTAACGGTAGCCCGGCGAAGTGCCCCGATGGCGCGGCATGCTCGCACAAGGATGCGCAGGTCTCCCATACCATCAAGGTGAAGGTCAAGAGCCGCTGGTCGGACTGCGGGTGTGAGTATGGCTGCTGCGCGAAGTGCAGCTCGCTGCAAAGCTGTAAAGATGTGTGTCCAAATTTGATTGGCAAGCAGAAGGAGCTGAAGGCCGCCGCCAAGGCGGAGCGGCAGCGGGAGGCGGCCGAAAAAGAAGCGCGGCAGCGGCCGGACGCAGAGCGCGTCGGCGCCATCTGGCAGAGGTTCGGCGCCCTGCGCGAACGGGCAGGCCTGACGCCGAAGCAGTATTTTGAGAAAATCGGCTGCCCATATAGCGGGCTTATTGAGAGGGCGGAATCTCTCGAAGCCGGCCGCGAGAAAATCGAGCCAAACGAAGGACTTCCGTTCGGCTACAATGTTGGCCTGTCCCATATCAATCAATGGGTGGCTGCGGCGGATACGCTGGGCTGCAGCGTGGATTACCTGATGCTGCGCACCGGCGAGCCGCGTATGGCGGATGAAGTGGCCGCCGTCCCGCGGGTCTGCGCCAGTCAGATGGCGCTTGCCGCGTGGATGCCCGGCGGCACGACGCCGGCAGAGCCGTGTGACGTGGTGGCGGAGTTCGACCTGAGCAGCGACGGCGAGCTGACATCTCGCTCGCTCTGCCGGTGGGACGGTGAGGCGTTCCGGTTCGGGAAGAGCAGAGACAAGATCGAGGTGCGTGTCGTCCGGTGGCTGGCGCTGCCGGAGGTGGAAAAGGAGGATGGTAACGATGATTGACGTGAAGATTGACAAGGGCGTAAGCACCATGACGTTTGCCGGAAGTGGGCTGGAGATCGCCGCTGAAATCTGTATGATGGTTCACGGGCTGTATACGCAGCTGTACCACCGCGCCGGCCCTGCGGTGTTGATCGCCGCGCTGCGGGAGAAGGTGAATGCATGACCAGAAAAAGGTACGTTAAGCTGCTGATGGCCTGCGGTCTCCCGCGGAACTACTGCCAGGCGGCAGCTTGGGTTGCGAGGGAGACTGGACCCTCTTATCGGACCGACATGGAGGACTGGCTGAATTCTTTTCGGATCCGATGGCTTTTGCGCTTAAGGATGAAGACAGCAAGTATTTCTCGCGCTGCATAGACATCTTGCGGCAAGCGTTGGGGGTGGAGTGATGGTTAAAGTGTTCTGCGATATGTGCGGGCGCGAGATCGACTACGAGGTTGACGGCGTGAATCTGGATTTTAATCACTACGGCGTTGTGAGTTTTAAGAAACCATTTTCTGCGGAGAAGCAACTGTGCCTCTCTTGCGCGGCCAGGGTCTGCAACTTCGTAGAGAACGGCGCAAGAGAAGAGGAGGCCGAACATGCGTGACGAAGATCTGTTGGCCGCGCTGCGGCGGCTGAAGGTGGAGACCGGAAGTCTGGTGTGCCTGGGCTGCGGCTATGAGCACAACTGCGGCGTTCATGGGTGCGCAATTCTGCGGAAAACGATCGCATGGCTGGAGCAGACGCTGGCAGAGGGCAGGCCTATCAGCGTCATGGAATATCGTGATGAGCGCTAAGGTGAACCCGCGGCGGGTACCTCGAACAGAGGCTGACGTGGCGGCCGCCTACGCAAAGGGCGTCACCGAGGGCCTGAATCGCGGCATCGAGCTGATGCTGTACGTGCTGATCGACAAGCACGCCGCGCCGATGGAAGACGTGCAGCAGTTGGCCGCGGAGCTGAACCATGCCGCCGAGTGCGTGGCGGAGGGGTATGTCACCTGGGCCGGCGTGCGGCGCATGCTGAAGGAATACAACGTGGAGGTAGAGTTGGTATGATGGGCATTGTGGAGTCGGCCGAAGTCCTGAGGGCGTATCTGGATGAGTCTGCCGCGCGCGTTCCGCCTAAGGTCTACGGAGCCATATCCACGGCAGTGGTCGTGATGGATGCTGTGAGCAAAGCGATTGATGCGGCGCAGTGTGTCATGGCTGACAGCTTGCAAGCGGTTTGCGTGGAGGCTCAAGATGGACGGTGAAGGACGCTGGATCTGTATCCGGCAGCGGGCAGGCCCGCTGGTGAAGGAGCAGCGTGCTGTCCGGCCGCGGCTCAGCCAGTACGACAGCCCGTATGAGCGGGCGGAGAAAAATAAAATCCTCCGCCCGCCGCGGGACTCCGGCGTCTGCCGGACGCGCATGGATCGCCTGGAGCTATTGCTGGCGCTTTTCGGTTTTGATGGGTGGAGCTACACGCTGACTTTTGACGAGGCGCATTTGCCACCCAGCTTTGCAGAGGTCCGATTATGCTGGCGCCGATTGCTCTACCAAATGAAGAAGTGGCATGACGGCGTGACGCCTGACTATGTCTACCTCATCGAGGGGCGCCATGGGGATCATCGATATCACATGCATCTTACGGTGCGATACAATGACTTCCCGCCCATGACCATGGAAGATCTCTGGAGGCAGGGATACATCATCTCGTCGCAGCCCCTGCTGCTGGGTGCGTTTGACAGCTATCGGCGTACTGCCAGATACTACTGCAAGGAGCGCAGCGACGGCATTGTCATTCCGATCGATGCCAGGACGTGGGTGGCGTCGCGCAGTCTTGCGCGGCAGTTGCCGCCGCCTGAATACTTCCGATCTGATTCGGGCCGCATTGAGATTCCGGACGATTGCCGGGTGTGCGGCCGGTATACGGTGGATAACGGGTTTGGCCACTACCAGTATGGCTGGTACATCGAGCAGGATCCTCTCCATCCGACTGTGATAGACGGGAAGCGTATGCCGCATCAAGGCGGTTTTGGTATGTACTAAATAGTAAATGTAACTTGTGATATAGTTGAACAAATCACGAAAAGGAGGAAAACCCCTTGCGTATCACATCCGAATACGGTACAATATCCCCAAGGAGCGATGGGTGGTTGACCTGTCCCAGGTGCAACCGCAATCGACACTTCCTGCGGGTGCTGCCCGGCACATCCGCCACGGAGCTGCCTGTGTACTGCCGGGACTGTAAAACGGAGATCATCCTGCATATCGAGCAAGAGGCCGGAGCGTTGAACGCCGGAGCCCATGATTAGACACCACACGTTGGTGCTGCGTCATGGTCTCCGGCGTTTTTGTTTTGCCGCGAGGTGATAGCCGCGAGCCGGAATGCCGGAGACGAAGACGGGAGGAACACATGGGCATTTCAGCAAGCAGGCTCGCGGAGCTGCGCGGGCTTCTCGAGTCGGGGGCGGAGCATGAGTTCTACTCCTGGCCAGAGTGGCGGCGGCTGCGCCGGGAGGTGCTCGCGGTTGATAACTGCGAGTGTCAGGAGTGCAAGCGGCGCGGCGTGTACTCCAAGGCCAGTATCGTCCATCACATCAGGCATCTGCGCGATCGCCCCGACCTGGCACTGTCCGTTTACGATGGCGATTCCCGGCAGCTGGAGGCCGTCTGCAAGCGCTGTCACGAGGAGCTGCATCCGGATAGCCAGCGGCAATACGCGCCGCCTGCGCCGCCTCTGACGCCGGAGCGGTGGGACTGACCCCCCCTCGAAAAAACGCCCCTCGCGTCTTTTTTGCTACTCGTGGGGGTCCAGGACATTCCAGCGATTTCCGCGTCTGCGCGTCGCCGCGCTGCGCGTGGGCGCGAGGATCGCCGGGCAATTCCAGAATGAACTGCGGTTTTGCGGGGCGGGCAGCCCCGGAAGTACTCTTCTCCTTTTTCCTCGGTTCGGGCGGCTCGTCCGCCCGTCCCGCAAAGCCGCAGAAGAATGCCTCGGGCTGGTCATCCGAAGGCCTGCGCTGGATGCGCGGGGTATTGACGTAGGCTGTTTGGCCTGAGGCGGACGCGGTGTCCGAATCGGGCACGGGAGGTGACTTAATGCGAATCGAGAACAGACCGCTGGCGGAGCTGACGCCGTATCGAGCCAACGCCAAAAAGCACGACGCCGCGCAGGTGGCCAACGTGGCGGAGAGCATCCGGCAGTACGGCTTTGTGCAGCCGGTCGTGGTAGACCGGGACGGCGTGATCGTCATTGGTCACTGCCGCGCCCTGGCGGCGGAGAAGCTGGGCATGGTTGAGGTGCCCTGCGTCTGCGTGGATGATTTGACGCCGGAGCAGGTGAACGCTCTGCGTCTTGTGGACAACAAGAGCAACGAGAGTCCTTGGGATCTCGACCTTCTGGGCGCCGAGCTGCCGGAGCTGGATCTGTCAGCGTTCGATTTTGAGTGGGGCGAGTTGCCCGGCGCGGGATTTGACATCGGCTCCCCCGCTGCCTGTGCTGCCGCTGTTTCTGAAAATCCTTTAAGCGACGAAGACCCCGACTACCAGTCCTTTGTGGAGAAATTCATGCCAAAGAAAACGACAGACGACTGCTACACGCCGGAGAATGTCTACGCGGTAGTTAAGGATTGGGCCGTTGATCGTTATGGCTTATCTGGCGCGGAGGTGCTGCGCCCGTTCTATCCGGGTGGCGATTATAGGGCGGTGACCTATGACGAGAATGCCGTTGTTATAGATAACCCGCCCTTCTCAATCATCTCCGAGATCTGCAACTGGTACATGCAGAATGGCGTCCGATTCTTTTTGTTTGCCCCGGCTCTTACGCTTCTGGGCATTGGTCGAGGACGCCTGAACTATATTGCCTGCGGAGCCCCTGTCGTATTCGAGAACGGCGCAAATATAAGTATCTCCTTCGTGACGAACATGGGAGACTTCGCGGTGGAATCCGCTCCTGATCTCCGAGGACTCCTTAAGGCTGCAAACGACGAAAACTTGAGCGCAGCCCGAAAGGATCTCCCTGTGTACTCCTATCCGGCGAACGTTTTGACCGGCACAATGGTGCAATACTTTTCCTCGCATGGTGTGGATTTCAGAGTTCCCCGCGCCCACCTGTCATTTATTCGGTCTTTGGATTCTCAGCGCGAGAAAGGCAAGGGGCTCTTTGGTAGTGGCTTCTTGATTTCGGAGAAAGCAGCGGCAGAGAAAGCAGCGGCAGAGAAAGCAGCGGCAGAGAAAGCAGCGGCAGAGAAAGCAGCGGCAGAGAAAGCGGCGGCAGAAAAATGGCAGCTCTCTGATCGGGAAAAAGCCATCGTTGCGTCTCTTGGCTGAAGAAGGGAGGTGCTTTAAGTTGCCCCAGTTTAGAGAATTTGACCGAAAGCAATTTGAGAGCCTGTGCGGCATGCAGTGCTCCGTGGAGGAGCTGTGCGGTTGGTTTGGCTGTGATGAGACAGCTCTAAATACTTGGTGCGTGGACACCTACGGTGAGGAATTCCGGAGCGCGTTTGACCGGCTGGCTATGATGGGACGCATTGCTCTGCGCCGCGACCAGGTCGCCGCAGCGAAGAAGAATGTGTCCATGGCGCGGCATCTGGAGGCGCAGCGGGCGGGTCACGACGCGCCCCCGCAGAAGCGGAAGAACTACCGCCTGACGGACGCCTATAAGGAGCTTCGGCAGTCGATGCTGCAGAATCTGATCGACAGAGATCTTGACGGCGACGTGTACCGGGACAAGGTGCAGGAGTATATGGACTTCTGGGTGAGGCGGCAGGAGCTGCGGGACGACATCGCCCGGCGCGGGCTGACCGTCACGGATGACCGGGGACGGCTGATGGAGAACCGCAGCGTGTCGCTGGAGATCCAGGTCTCCCGCCAGATGCTGGCGATCTTCACCACGCTGGGCTTTAAGGAGGACGCTCTGGCGGCTGCCGCCCGGGGCGATGACGACGATGAGCTGTGAGATCCCCGCGGAGGTTCTGCGCTATATCGAGATCGTCGAGTCCAATAATCCCCGCGCCTGTCCTGAGCAGCACGCACTGGTGGCGATGATCCGCCGCGTGTTCGACACGGAGGACATCTACGTGGACACGGAGCAACTGCGCCGGTACCTGAGCCTGCTGCGCTACTTCCCTTATGAACGGCTGTTCCCGTGGGAGGAGTTCCTCCTCGCGCTGTGGGACTGCACCTACCGCGCCGACGGTCGGCCGCGGTGGAAGAAGCTGCTCTGCATGGTGGGACGCGGTGCAGGCAAGGACGGTTTCATCGCCTTTGACGGCGCATGCTCCATCTCCCCCTACAACCCCGTAAAGAACTACAACGTGGACGTGTGCGCCAACAACGAGGAGCAGGCGGTCACGCCGGTAAAGGATCTTTCCGAAGTCCTTGAATCCCCCAAGTGGGAGTCGAAGCTTAACCGGCACTACTACCACACCAAAGAGATGGTGCAGGGCCGGAAGAACAAGGGCGTGATGAAGGGGCGCACCAACAACCCGAAGGGGCGGGACGGTATGCGCTCCGGCAAGGTTGTCTTTAACGAAGTCCACGCCTTTGAGAACTACAACAACTACAAGGTTTTCGTCACCGGCCTGGGCAAGGTTGGACAGCCGCGCATCGGGATGTTCACGTCCAACGGCGACGTGTCTGATGGCCCGCTGGACGACTTCATAGCCCAGGGGCGGCGGATCCTCTTCGAGAACGAGGCGGAGCCGGAGGGCGGCTATCTCCCGTTCATCTGCTGCCTGGAAAACCGGGAGCAGGTCAACGACCCGGAGAACTGGTTCATGGCGAACCCATCGCTGTCCTATGTCCCCCACCTACGGCAAGAGATCGAGGAGGAATACGCGGACTGGCTGGTCAATCCGGAGCAGAACGGAGACTTCCTGACGAAGCGGATGGGCATCCGCGCCGGCCAGCTGGAGATCAGCGTGACGGACTATGCCAAGGTCAAGGCGACCAACCGGCCGCTGCCGGATCTCCGCGGGAAGTCCTGCGTGGCCGGCATCGACTACGCGGAGATCAACGACTGGGCAAGCGTCAATCTGCACTTCCGTGTGGGCGCGCAGCGTTATGACATCAGCCATTCGTGGGTCTGCCTGCAAAGCCGGTCGCTCTCCCGCATCGTCGCCCCGTGGCGATCCTGGGCAGAGGCGGGGAAGCTGACGGTGGTGGACGATGTGAGTATCGACCCCAACCTTCTGGCGGACTACCTGAAGGAGATGGGCTTGAAGTACAACATCGTCAAGCTGTCGATGGATCACTTCCGCTGGACGCTGGTGAGCGACGCCATGCGGCGCATCGGCTTTGACGCCAGGGACAAGAACCGCGTGAAGCTGGTTCGACCCAGCGACATCATGCAGGTTGACCCGGTGATTCAGGAGTGCTTTGACCGCGACCTGTTTACATGGGGTGACAACCCGCCCCTGCGCTGGGCGGTGAACAATACCAAGAGAGTACGCAGCGGCCAACGTGCCGGTACGAATACAGGGAATTTTTACTACGCCAAGATCGAACCGAAGAGCCGGAAGACGGATCCGTTCATGGCTCTGGTGGCATCTATGACCGAGGAGGCGGTGCTTGGCACCGGCGAGCCGGTAAAGCTGCCGCCCATCGGCGCGATCCGGCTATAGGAGGTGGGCAATGGCACTTAATTTTTGGAAGTGGCTCGCCGGAGGCAGGGCTCGTTCTCCCACTACGGTGGAGATCACGTGCCGCGATCTTCTGGCAGCGACGCAGGAATTCCAGCTGCGGGACACCTGCTTCTGGATCTGCGCGAACATGATCGCCAACGCCGTCGGGCGTTGTGAGTTCCGGACATTCCGGGAAGGAAAGGAAGTTCGGGAGCGCGAACACTATCTCTGGAACGTAGAGCCGAACGTGAACCAGAACTCCACGGCGTTCCTGCACAAGCTGGTGGCAAAGCTGCTGGTGGACAACGAGGTGCTGGTCATCGGCACCCGGCAGCGGGAGGGCTATGACGCGTTGGTCGTGGCGGACAGCTATATGACCGGCGGCAGCTACCCCAGCAAGCAGAACGAGTACACGAACGTGCAGGTGGGGGACGTGTCCTACGAGAAGACCTTCCGCGAGCGGGAGGTACTGCATCTGACGCTGAACCACTTGGACATCAAGCCGGTGCTGGATGGCCTGTACGGCTCCTACGTGCGGCTCATCGATGCCGCCATGCGGCGGTATGCGTGGGACAAGGGGCAGCACTGGAAAGTCCACGTGAGTCAGCTGGCCTCCGGCGCGGATGACTTCACGCAGAAGTTCTCGCAGATGATCGAAGAACAGGTGAAAACCTTCCTCGACTCTGATGGGGCAGTCTTGCCGGAGTTTGAAGGCTACGCCTATACGAACGAGGGCGGCAAGGCTGCCGTAGAGCTGTCGGACATCCAGAGCCAGATGAAGGACATCTTTGCGTTCACAGCGAAGGCGTTCCAGATCCCGGCGGTACTGGTGGATGGCAGCATCCAAGGCACGGAGGACGCGCAGGGCAGATTCCTGACCGGCTGCATCGATCCCATCTGCGATCAGCTGCAGGAGGAGATCAACCGCAAGCGGTACGGCTACGACCGGATCCAGCGCGGCGACTATCTCCGCATTGATACCAGCAGCATCCGCCACTTCGATATGTTCGCCAACGCGGCGAATGTGGAGAAGCTGGTCGGCTCCGGTGTGTTCTCCATCAATGAGGTCTTGCGGGCGGCGGGTCTGCCCGCCATCCCTGAGGACTGGGCGGACAAGCACTATCTCACGAAGAATATTGCAACGTTGGGCGCGGAGACCTCCGTGCTCGGCGGCGCGGAAGGAGGAAACGCATGAGGAAACCCCTTTGGGAAATCAAGCAGGCCGCGGAGGGCGTCCTGCAGCTCTACATCTACGGTGACGTAGAAGGCGAGGAGTTCGATTGGGAGAACTGGCGGTTTGTCCAGAGCGACAACAGCGCGGAGCACTTCCGCGAAGAGCTGGCGAAGCATCCCGACGTGTCGCGCATCGAGATCTACATCAACAGCTACGGCGGCAGCGTCTTTGAAGGCACGGCGATCTACAACCAGCTGAAGCGCCACCCGGCGCGGAAGGTGGTGCACGTGGACGGCTTTGCTTGCTCCATCGCCTCCGTGATCGCCATGGCGGGCGACGAGGTGATCATGCCGCGCAACACCCTGATGATGATCCATAACATGTGGGTGTGTGCCTGTGGCAATGCCGCGGAGCTGCGGAAGGCGGCGGATGATCTGGATGTCATCAACACTGCGGGGCGGCAGGCGTATTTGCAGAAGGCCGGCGACAAGCTGACGGAGGAGCGTCTGTCGGAGATGATGGATGCGGAAACGTGGCTGAACGCTGAGCAGTGCGTTGAGCTCGGTCTCGCGGATCGCCTTGCCGACACCGACGCTGACATGAGCGGCGCGGCCGCCATCCTGCAGAAGATGAACGCCGGCATGGAGCAGCATCTCCGGTATCAGAAGTCGCTGGCGGCGCAGCTCCGCGACCTGGCAGCGGCACCCTCGGTACCTGCGCCCAACAAGGATCCCCAGGGCGGCGGAAGCCCTGAAAAAAATAACAAAGTTCTCGGATTGTTTTCTTGAGAATCGAAAGGAGAAAAAGAATGAACAACAACGACATTCGCACCCGCGAGGAACTGCGGCAGGCTCTCCAGCAGGCTGCCATCTCCGGCGACACCGGCGCGTTCTCTTCCGTCCTGGATGAGATGATGCAGCGCATCAGTCTGGACATTCAGGCCGAGTACGAGCAGAGGTTTGATGACCTGCGGCAGGAAGTCGATTCCCGCATCCTCGCCCAGCGCGGCGTCCACCAGCTGACCAGCGAGGAGCGCAGCTACTACCAGAAGCTGGCCGCAGCTATGCGCTCCACCGACCCCCGGCAGGCTGTCACCGGTCTGGATGAGACGCTGCCCAAGACGGTGATTGACTCCGTCTTTGACGAGCTGCAGACGGCACATCCCCTGCTGAGCCGCATCAACTTCCGCGCCACCGGCGGCGCCGTCGAGATCATGGTAAACACCAACGGCTATGAGGAGGCCGTGTGGGGCGAGCTGTGCGACGACATTGTCAAGGAGCTGACCGCTGGCATTAAGAAGATCCCCACCACGCTGCTGAAGCTGTCCGCATTCCTGCCTGTCTGCAAGGCGATGCTGGAGCTGGGTGCGGAGTGGCTGGACAACTTCATCCGCCAGACGCTCTATGAGGCTCTGAGCAACGGTATGGAGGCGGGCATTGTCTCCGGCGACGGCAACAAGAAGCCCATCGGCATGATCCGTCAGGTGGGCGACGGCGTCACCGTCACCGGTGGCGCATACCCCGAGAAGGCTGCCGTCAAGGTGGATGATCTGTCCCCCCACACTGTGGGCAACCTGCTGTCCATCGTGGCGGCTGATCCCAACGGCAAGCCTCGCCGTGTCCGGGATGTGATCCTGCTGGTGAACCCCCAGGACTACCTGCAGAAGGTCATGCCCGCCACCACGCTGATGGCGCCGGACGGCACCTACCGTAACGACGTCCTGCCCTATCCCATGGACATCATCCAGACCCACGCACTGCCCCGCGGCAAGGCTGTCATCGGTATCGCTTATCGTTATCTGGCGATGGCAGGCACCTCCCCCGAGGGCCGCATCGAGTACAGCGACCACTACCGCTTCCTGGAGGACGAGCGCGTCTATCTGATCAAGGCCTACGCCAATGGTATGCCTCTGGATAACAACGCGTTCCTGGTGCTGGATATCTCCGGCCTGACGCCCGCCACCTACAAGGTGACGCAGGTGGATCCTCCCGCAGCGTCTACCGACGCCACGCTGACCGCTCTGACCGTGGGCGATCTGGCTCTGGCCCCCGCGTTCGCCTCCGGCACGCTGACCTACACCGCGACCACCACCAGCGCGTCTGATGTGGTGACCGCTGTGCCTGGCAACGCTGCGGCTGCCATGAAGCTGACCGTGAACGGCACCGAGATCAACAATGGCACCGCTGCCACGTGGAAGACCGGCAGCAACGCTCTGCAGGTCGTTGTGACCGCTGCTGACGGCACCACCACCAAGACCTACAAGGTCACCGTCACCAAGTCTTAACGGTGGCGGGCGCGGTGAACGCCGCGCTGCTGTCGTCCGTCAAGCTCGCCTGCAGCATCACCTGGAGCGATGAGGCTACGGACGCCAAGGTGTCCGACCTTATCGCCTCCGGGGAGGCATATATTGACGGGAAGCTCGGCGCGGCCGGGGACTATGAGACCCCCGGGGAGCCATTGACACTGCTGAAGGAATACGTCCGGTATGGCTTAAGCGACGCTCTGGACGTGTTTGAGTCGAACTACCTAAATCGGCTTCTGGCTATGCAGAATGACAGGCAGGTGAGAAATTATGCGGAAGGTACCGTTTCGTCCTGCTGACCGGCAAATCACCCAGCCCTACCGGGACGGCGTGGTCAAGATCTACACCGTAGCGGACGCCGCCCAGCCCGGATACCAGCCTAAGCCTACACCTACGCTGGTGGAAACGTTGTTCTACGCGGAGCGGCGCGTCGGCCTGCAGCGGTATTACAGCGGCAAGCAGGCGCAGGTGCAGGTGGAGCGCGTGATCCGGACACAGACGCGGCCCACGGTGAATCCTCAGTGCATCGCTGTCACGGAGGATGGCACGCAATACGGCATCGAGCTGGTGCAGCAGCTGCAGGACGTCTACCCGCCGTCCATGGATTTGACGCTCATCCGGATCGAGCAGAAGTATGAGGTGTCCAATGAGTAATAAGCGAAATGTGTCCAAATCGGACACCGACAGGACGCCTCTGTGGGCGCAGCGGATCATCGCGGCGCATATCGCCGTGACCGATGCCGTCAGCCACGGCGGGCGCATCCAGTCCGACCGTTACCTTGTCTGGCAGGAGGACGGCGCGAACGACTTCGAAGCTGGCGGCGTCCATGCTGAGAAAGCGGTCACCGGCTCCACAGATCTATTCACGAAGCAGGAGTTTGACCCATGGCGGGATGAGCTGGAGGCCGCCTTTGACGCGGCAGAGATCGTCTGGAGCCTGAACAGCTGCCAGTTCGAGGAAGAAACCGGCTTCTGGCACTACGAGTGGGACTGGGAGGTGTTTGCCTGATGGCGCGGTTCGAGTTCTCCGGCATCAACAACTACATCTCGCAGCTAAACAAACTGCAGCAGTCCACCAAGGACGGCGTGGTGGGCAAGACGGTCTATGCCGGCGCCGAGGTCGTGGCTGATTCGGTGCGGCGCGCGATACAGGCTCTGCCTGTGGGCGACGGCCGCGCCCGAGATGGAGGCTTAGTTGACACAGTCACCCTGCCGCAGAAGGCGGGGCTTCTGGATGGCTTTGGCATTAGCCGCATGAAGGACGACGACGGCTTCATCAACGTCAAGCTGGGCTTTGACGGATACAACTCGACAAAAACCGAAAAGTATCCCAACGGCCAGCCTAATGTCCTGATTGCCAGATCTGTCAACAGCGGCACTACCTTTCGCAAAAAGACGAAGTTTGTGGACAAGGCCGTGAACTCCGCCAAGAAGGCGGCGGAAGCGGCAATGGACGCGGCGTGCAGCCGCGAAATTGAAAAAATCATGAAATAGGAGGTGCTGCTATGAGCGCAGCAGGAAAGGTCTGTACGGGCTTCAGCAAGCCCTACGTGGCCAAATATGCCAACGCTGGCGGCGTGGTCACCTACAGCGGCGTCATGCTGCTGGCGCGTGGCGTCAGCGTGTCCCTGTCCCTGAATACCACGGACGAAAACACGTTCCACGCCGACAATATCTCCGCGGAGACGGCGGCGGCTGTTTTCGCAGACGGCACCGCCACACTGACCGTTGACGGGCTTCTGGCAGCGGCGGAGAAGTTTGTCCTCGGCCTGCCTGAGGCCACCGAGGTCCAGGCGGGCGGCAGCGCGGTACAGGTCTCCCACTACGGCGACGGCATGGAGATCCCCTATGTGGGCATCGGCTTTATCGTCCGCTATCAGAGCGGCGGCGTGGTGACCTACGCGCCCGTGGTGCTGACGAAGGCGCGGTTCCAGCAGCCCGGTCTGGATGCCGCTACGCAGGAAGAGTCCATCGACTGGCAGACGCAGGAACTGACCGCCACGCTGATGCGCGACGACACCACCAACCACGACTGGAAACTGGTGGGCGCTGATCAGCCCACTGAGGCAGCCGCTGAGGCTGTCCTCAAGGCGATTCTGGGTGGCGCGGTGTAAGGAGGAGGCGTCTATGCAGATCTACGGCAGAGAAGTTGGCTTCCGCTTCACGGTGGGCGCCTCCGCTAAGATCTCCGACCTCTGCCCGGACGGCGATATCACCCGTCTGGGGGAGGTACTGGATGGCCAGTATGGGCAGATCACCCGCGACACGGCAGCCATTATGGCGGCCCTGAGTGAAGGGTACGAGCAGGCGCGCGCCTTCGAGGTGCCTGGCCATAAGCCTGACCCTCTGACTGTTGACGAGCTGTTTTCGCTGCGCCCCAGTGAGTTTAACGCTTTGCAGCAGGAGGCGCTGGCGTCCTGGGCGGAGGACAGAAAGCCTACGGTGGAGGTAGAGCCCGAAAAAAAAGAAAGCGGCAAGGCGCAGGCGTCCAGCTGAACCTTGCTTGGCTCCTGTTTTACGGGCGAAAGCTAAATATGGGGAGGCAGGAGATCATGGTCACGCGATACGGTGAGATGCTGGACATGATCGCCTGCCTCGCCATTTATAACGGGGCTACCCCCAAGAAAAAACAGAAACACTGGACATTTGACGAAGCTATGAAAGTGAGGTGAGCCTATGGCTGTGAACATTGGCCCTAAGATCGGCGTAGACGGCGAGGCGGAGTATCGCCGACAGATCAGCCAGATCATCCAGCAGTCCAAAACGCTGGAGAGCCAGATGAAGCTGGTGGCTTCGCAGTTTACCGCTGCCACGACGGCGGAGGAGAGGAATGCCAAGACCGCCTCCGTACTGACCAAGCAGATCGATGTGCAGCGTGAGCGCGTGAAGCTTCTGGCGGAGCAGGCCGGCAAAGCGGCCGCCAAGTACGGCGAGAGCGACGAGAAGACCCAGAAGTGGCAGCAGGCGCTGAATGAAGCCACTGCCACGCTGAACAAGATGCAGGGCGAGCTGCGCGACGCCTCCAGTGGCGTAGAGGAGCTGGGCGATGATATGCGCGAGGGCAGCGAGAAGGCCTTGTCCTTCGGCGATGTCCTGAAGGCCAACGTCGCTTCTGACTTTATCGTTTCCGGCATCAAGGCCATGGCGTCAGCCATCAAGGAGGCTGCCGCAGCGCTTGTGGATCTCGGCAAGCAGTCCATTATGGGCTTTGCCGAGCAGGAGCAGCTCATCGGCGGCGTGGATACCCTGTTCAAGGAGTCCTCCGCGCAGGTGCAGCAGTATGCCAACGACGCTTACAAAACTGCCGGCCTGAGCGCGAACCAGTACATGGAGACGGTGACCAGCTTCTCCGCATCCCTGCTGCAGTCTCTGGGCGGCGACACGGCTGCGGCGGCTCAGAAGGCCGACCAGGCTATTACGGACATGTCCGACAACGCCAATAAGCTGGGCACGGACATGACCAGCATCCAGAATGCCTATCAGGGCTTCGCCAAGCAGAACTACACCATGCTGGACAACCTGAAGCTGGGTTATGGCGGCACTAAACAGGAGATGGAGCGGCTGCTCGCAGACGCCGAGAAGTTCTCTGGAATCAAGTACGACATTTCCAGCTATGCCGACATCGTGGACGCCATCCACGTGGTGCAGACGGAAATGGGCATCACGGGAACGACGGCAAAGGAGGCGTCGACCACCATCCAGGGCAGCGCCAATGCCATGAAGTCGGCGTGGAGTAACCTTATCACCGGCATGAGCAACGAGAATCTAAACCTGGACAAGCTGGTGCAGAATGTGATCGACAGCGTCAACACCTTCGCAGACAACCTGCTGCCGCGTCTGCAGATCATGCTGCCGCGCTTTGTTCAGGGTCTCACGCAGTTGATCTCCGGCATGATCCCCTATGTAGCGCCGGCTCTGGAACTTCTCCTACCGCCGCTTGTCGAGGGGGTCGGCGGTCTGGTATCCGGCATCGTGCAAGCGCTTCCTGCTGCCGTAGAGGCGATAGCCGCGGTCGTGCCGATGCTGGTCGAGCAGATCACGATCCTGCTGCCGCAGATCCTGAACGCCGGCATTGATATCATTGCCGCCCTTGCGTCGGGCATCGGAGAAAGCCTCCCGGCGCTGATCCCCGCGGCTGTTGACGCCATCATCACCGTGGCCGAGGGTCTGGTGGACCATGTGGATGAGATCATCATCGCGGCGGGATCTCTTATCGCAGGCTTGACGCAGGGTCTGATCGAGGCGCTGCCCCGTCTGGTGGTGCGGCTGCCGGAGATCATCGGCGCCATTGTCAAGGGCCTCCTGTCCGGAATGGCTTCTATCGGTGAAGTCGGGTCGCAGCTGGTTCACGGCCTATTTGATGGAATCTCCAATGCGGCATCTTGGCTTTATGACAAGCTTCGGGGCTGGGTAAGTGATGTCCTGGGCTGGGTCAAGGGCTTGTTCGGCATTCATTCCCCGTCTAAGGTCTTTGCGAATGAGATCGGAAAATTTATCCCGCCCGGCATCACGCTGGGCGTAGAGCAGGCCATGCCGAGGGCTATGCGCGACATGAGCGCAGAGCTGTCCGCGCTGTCGGCGCTGCCCACACGCGGCGGCACGACCACTAACATGGGCGGCGTAGTGCTGAACGTCTACGGCGCTGAGGGGCAGGATGTCAACGCACTGGCGGATGCTGTTATGTACAAGCTGCAGCACGCGGTGGAGCGCAGAGAGGCGGTGTTTGCATGATTTTTTGGGCCGGGAGATCCTCCGATGACGTCCACGTCGTGGTGGAGCGCTACCCCAGCGTGGAGCTGGCCGGGCGCAAGCTGGACACCCAGTCCGTGCCCGGCAGGAACGGCGACCTGCTGTTCCCGCAGAATGCCTACCAGAACTACGTGCAGTCCTACGAGATCTACGTCAGCGCAGAGCGCATCCGGCTCCCCCGCGCCATGCGGGAGGTGGCCAACTGGCTCTGCGGCCCCGCCGGGTACCAGAAGCTGGAGGACAGCTACGACGTGGAGACCTACCGCAGGGCCTACTTCGCAGGGCCGCTGGATGTGGAGAGCATCCTGCACCGGTTCGGCAGGGCGACCATTGAGTTTAACTGCCAGCCGCAGCGGTTTCTCCGCGTTGGCGATCTGGCGGTGCAGGCCGTGCAGGGACAGGTGCTGCTGAATCCTACGGCATTCGCCGCGCTGCCGCTGATCACCGTCACCGGCACGGGAGCCGGCACCCTGACGGTGGGCGATGTGACCGTCACCATCAACAGCATGCCTCGCGGCGTGATCGTGCTCGATTCGGACACGCAGAACGCCTACTACGGGGCGTTTAACCTCAACAGCACTATCTCCGCGCCGGAGTTTCCCACGCTGCAGGCCGGAGAAAGCGCCGTCCGCTGGACGGGCGGCATTACAGGCGTGGAGATCATCCCGAGGTGGTGGACACTATGAAACCGATTCTGTATGACGCCGACCGCACAAGCTTCCCGGCGGGCGTTGACAATGGGCTGGGCGTCCTCGCAGACGCCATGTCCTGCAAGGTGACGCAGGAGCTGAACGGTCAGTACGAGCTGGAGCTGCACTACCCGGTGGAAGGCATCCACTACGGAGAGATCGCGCTGCGCGCCATTCTCCGGGCTACCGTTGGCCCAGACGGCAAGATGCAGCCCTTTAGGGTATACCGCATCGTGCCGGGCATGAACGGCACAGCGGCCATCTACGCGCGGCACATCGCCTATGATCTCGGCGGCTATGTGGTGTCTCCATTCACGGCGGCAGATGCGCCCTCCGCTGTGGCGGCTATTAAAAGCCACGCGATGCCGACGAGCTTCCCCTTTGCGCTGACGACCGACAAGACCACCGTGGCCGCCATGGCCGTGACGGTTCCCTCCAGCGCGTGGGGTCTGCTGGGCGGCCAGCAGGGAAGTCTGCTGGATGTGTACGGCGGCGAGTACGAATTTGACGAGTGGGCAGTGCGGCTGCTGACGCGACGCGGAGCGGACCGCGGTGTGTCGGTGCGGTACGGGAAAAACCTCACCGATCTGACGCAGGACGCCAGCTGCGCCAACTGCTACACGGGTGCGGTGCCGTATTGGCGGGGTAACGACATCACTGTCACGGCCGCGCCGGTGTATGCGGAGGGCGACTTTGGGTACACGCGGCTTATGCCGCTGGATCTGTCCTCCAGCTTCGAGCAGCAGCCAACGAAGGCGCAGCTACAGGCCGCAGCTTCCTCCTACATCAAGCGGAATCGCATCGGCGTCCCCGCGGTGAGCTGGGATGTAAAGCTGGCGCTGCTGGCGCAGTCCTCCGGATACGAGGATGTGGCGTTCCTGGAGCAGATCTATCTGGGCGATACCGTGGGCGTCTACTTCCACCGTCTGGGTGTGGACGCCAAGGCGCGGGTGAACAAGATCATCTGGGACTGCCTGCTGGAGCGCTACGACAGCGTAGCTCTTGGCAGTGTGAAGGCCAACATCGCGGCCACTATTGCCGGCCAACAGAAGGAGATCGACGCCAAGCCGTCCGCTTCTCTGGTCGAGAAGATTTCCTCCAGCCTGGCAGCTGCCCTCTTGGGGGCGAATGGCGGCGCCGTTCGTCTTCTGGACACGAACGGCGACGGAGAGCCGGACGAGCTCTATATCGCCGACGATCCGGATCCCACCAAGGCCAAGAAAGTCTGGCGATTTAACTATGAGGGCTGGGCCGCCAGCAGCACCGGCTACAATGGCCCCTACACGATGGGCGCTACCATTGCTGGGGGAATCCAGGCGTGGATGATCACCGCCGCGCATCTGATTGCCGGCACAATCTCCAGTGAACAGAAGAACTTCTTTATTAACCTCGACGGAGGTACCATCGACACCAGCGCTACCGGCGCGACCTATAAAAACTCCGAATACTCGCAGGCGGATGCGGATCGTTCCGCGCAAATCACGGTCGGTATGGTAGAGCCGACGTTATCTGATTACGAGAAGTTGGATGTCAACGGCGACGGGCGCATAACCGTCAGTGATACCGTGCAAATCCAGCAGATCATCGGTGGAGCGCGGACAGTGAACTTCACTACACGGTGGCGACTGCGCATCGATCCTGCCGACGGAAACAACCTCCTGAAGATCTATCGTGTCTACCACAACAACATCACTGGCGCGGACACTGAGAACATCGTCTTGTCTGCTGGTTTTGCAAATGTGAAAGCAAACTCCGTTGAGGCTGTGAATTTGGTCGCGCAAGAAGCAATCGAGGCGGAAAGCGCGAGCTTTAGCACGCTGAAAGTCGAGGGGAGAAACTACCAGCCGTTTGAGAAGAAGCCCATCGGCTATGTCGTCTGCTGTACTGGCGGGAGCGATAATCAGGCGACCTGCTTCATCCCAGCAGGCACCTCCGGCACTTTCCAGTGCGCGTCAAACGACTGGTACTGCGCTTTCTCGTTTGATGGCAGCGGTGGGGCATCGAAAACAGGAGGAACGGGGACTGTCGATTCGGTGGAAACAGTTTACAACGGATAAGGAGGGATCTCTTTGAATGTTAAACAGGCTATTTCGCTAAATCTGTCCGCCGACACCATTCCTGCTCGTCTGCACATGGTGCAGGGCGATAGCAATTCCCGGACGATCGTAGCCACGCTGTGGGACGGTGCGCAGCCGTACAGCGTGCCGGCCGGCGCATCTGTCATGATTCGATTTCGAAAGCCGGATGGCACTGGCGGACTGTATGATACTACGGAGGGCGGCGCCAAAGTTACCGCCTCCGGCAATACCGTGACAGCTCCAGTGGCCACGCAGATGCTGGCCGTAGCTGGGACCGTGTGCGCACAGGTCGATATCTACGGCACGGAAACAGGAAAACGAGCCGAAAAGCTCGCTACATTCTGCTTCTTTGTAGACGTGTTGCCTAACGCCTACGCTGATGCTGAGATCATTAGTAGTGACTACTACAGCATTGTGGCAGAACAGATCTCGTCCGCCGTGAGCAGCGCCGCAAGCGCAAGGGAGAGCGCATCGTTGGCTCAGCGGTATGCAGAAATGGCCAGCAGCGCATCTGTATCGGCATCAGTAAGCGGGACGAAGCTCGTCATTTCCACTGCCGGGCAGGTAGGATAACGCATTGATGGGAGGTGTGCAAGCATGGATTCTATTCGCGTTGATGTCGGGGTCTACACGCTGCTGGAAGTCGATCTTTCCGAGTTCGATTTCACCGGCATAAAAAAAGTGATTATGACAGTTAAAAACAATCGCTGCAGGGACATTCTCTTCGAGCGCGAATTTTCAACGGCAGAAATCCACGCCGTGACGATCACGCCCGAGGAGAGCTGGCTCCTGCGCGATGCCGCCGAATACGACTTCGACGTTTTGGCCGACGACGGAAAGCGGTACAAGAACGGTGACAACGGGAAGATCGTCCTGCGGAGGGGGTGCGGAGTATGCAGCGCATCGCAGTAAAAAACGTCCCAGAGCAGGCTATCGGCGCATCAAACGCCCCGACGCAGGTCATCGGGGTGAGAAATGATTACAAGGTCATTATCGGCGCTGAACCATATAACGGACCGTACGAAGTCACCCCCTCAGCCGAAACACAGGTCCTTCAGACGGCCGATCGGCGCGCAACAGAGAACATCGTTGTAAATCCGATCCCAAAGAACTACGGGCTTATCACGTATAACGGGTACGAAATTACGGTATCTTGATGGAGGAATTAAATATGTCAAAAAATGTAGTCATCAACGGCGTAACCTATTCCGGCGTCCCCTATGTCAATATCCCACTGGCCGACGGAAGCGGCTATGCGAAGTTCGTCGACACCGATTCCGGCGATGCGGCGGCTTCTGACCTCCGGAGCGGTAGAAAAGCGTGGGTGGACGGCAGCGAGGTGGTCGGGAATGTCCCAACTCGTTCTGCACCTGACGTTTCTGTGAACGGAAAGAGCGTGACACTGCCTGCCGGCATGTACGATGAATCCGTCACGAAGAACGTGGCGGACGGCAGCGTAACTCCCAGCGCAGCCGTGACGGGAGATGAAATCGGAGAGGCGGTTTCCGAGTATCCTGTCGAAGTAACGCCGTCTGCGTCGGTTTCCGCTGGTTATGTCAGTGGCGACAAGTCCGGGGCGAAGGTAACGATGTATATCCAGGTCGAGGAGAAGGTTGCAACGCCGGCCGACTCCGCGCAGGATATCACGCCAACTGCAGGGAAACTGCTGAAAAAGGTTCACGTGAATGCCGTTGGCCTGTCTGGTAACGCCTCCCCTTCTGATGTTCTCAACGGAAAAACCTTCTACGGCTCCAGTCTGGAAAAGATGACTGGAACGGCAACTGTCCCCATTGTGGGGCAGGATAGTACGACTAAGGTGCTGACGATTTCCTGAAAGGAGGCTGCCATGGCGCAGGATGTTAAAATTGCCGGCGCAACTTATATGGGCGTGCCGAGCATTGAAGTCCCGAATGTGGGCGGCGGAAATGCCGTGTTTGTCGACACGTCTGATGCGGATGCGACCGCAGACGATATCCTTCAGGGCAAAACGGCGTATGTCAACGGACAAAAGGTCTTCGGGACAGGTAGCGACGGCAGCAACAAGTATCTGCCATTAACGGGCGGCACACTGACCGGCAATCTCTATGGCAAATACTTTTCTGGAACTTTGCTGCAGACAACGGAAGCGAGTAACTTGGGGAAGACTCCTCCGTATATCGCGGTTTTAGATGGAAACGGGTGGATCTATAAACGAACACCTGCTGAGATCCTGCAGGATATCGGTGCCTCCGCAATTACCGTGGAGGGGCACACTTTGAAGATCGGAGGATAGCATATGGCTACAAACTATGTTGACAGCCTCAATGTTGGAAATGTTGACTACGCGCTAAAAGATTCGGGGGCCGCGAGAACCGGCCACGACCACATGGGGAAGACGATCAATCCCGCCGGGATCGAGCTTTTCCCCGGCGCGACTGCCGGACATGGCGGCTACATCGACTTCCACTACAATAACAACGCCGACGACTATACC